TCTGTACCAGTTGAAGAATAGTCTCCATCAGGATATGAAAGGTTGCTTTCTACATTCACATAAGGACCAGCAAAAGCTGCACCAGCGAAGAGGAATGGAGATGCTGCTAAAGCAGCGATTGTTGATTTGATTGACATGTTTGAATTAAAGTGTCTCGCATGGGTACTAAAAAACCCTGCGGATGATAGTAAACCCCCGACATGGGGTACTTTATTACATCAGCACAGGGTACGATAGTTTCGGGCCTGAGTTCTGTAAATGTATTTATACATAATACCATCTTATACCTATGCGGTCAACCCCCTTGTGACAGTTATACAACTGGCACACTAGTTCAAGTAAATAAACAAAGCCTCTATATCTACGTTAGACTTCGCTTTGACACTTACAGAACCTGGAATTAATCCAGAACCATTAGCAAACCCAAGTCCACCAGACTCTATCAATATACTTCCAACACCAGTTCCAACTGCAAGATTGCCTAACTTAGTACCAACATTCAAAGCAGTCTTTCTATCTTTAACCAAAGTACCTCTAATACCACTACCAACAGGTACAGGATTGCCAGCAAAATGCATACTTGCACACCCAAGGGTGTTGACCTTCATATCTCCCAGAGCTTTCATGTTAATATGACCAGCAGAGATTATATTTCTTGATGCTCTTGGATCAAATTGAACTGCTGTTTCTTCAGCAGCACCAATAGTTTCTTTGCGACTACTAACAATCTTTCTACTTATACCAGATGATTCAGTAATTTGTCCTGCTTGCATCATGATATCGCCACCACCACTCGGACCAGCTTGTATCATGATGGTATTCTTAGCTTTGAGAGCAAGAACATCTGCTGCTTCAATTATAATATTAGTAGCCTGTATCTTTACACTACCATGTGTCTCACTTATCCAATCACCAGAATTAACATCAGAACGTGCTAATCCTTCTCTACCAGATTTTCCAGAAGAAGTAGATCCTTCACCATCAACTCCACTATCTGAATCGGCATTTGCTTCTGTTAAAATTGGTCCTTCAGATTTTAATACTAAAGGTCCATGAGAGTTAACAGCAAATCTTCCACCTTTAGTATCAGCAGCAGGTGATCCCGTAAGCATTGCAATATCACCATTGCCTCCTATATGAATCCCAAATCCACCTTCTTTACTTCTAACCTCTAAATCACCACCATCATCAAGTATAGTCCACGCAGGGCAATTAACAAGGACAGTTAATTCTTTTTCCTTTTTTTCCTGTGTTTCATCTGAAGTACTTGGTTCTACAAGATCACCTAAAGTTCTCTTTGTTTCTAAAGAACCATCTGCAACCTCAGTTGTATCAAAATCTGCCATAATACCTCCTAAGGACAATCAATGTAAGAACCTGTTCCGATCTTAGCAGAACCAATTCTAACACGTTCAACAGGATCTAGGCAAACCAATGAAGGAAGGAACTTAGCACCATATCCACCACCGCCAAGAATCCTAACTTCTGGGTAGTCACTAAATGTAAGTTCTCTATTCTTTATTCTGACACTAATAACCTGACCTTTATCATTTATAACTGCATCAGCAATTGTTGGATCTCCATCAACAAAAATAGTAGGTGCTGAATCATATTGTCTTCCTGGTCTTATCATAGTAAAAGAATCAATAATACATTCTTTCTTAGCGGTAACAGGATCATTAATCTTATAATCGTATCCAGGATCAGTAACACGAATCTCTTTAACTAAACCAAGTTCATCTGTTAATGCAATTGCCACAGCTCTAGTACCATTACCAGATATCAAAACAGTAGGTGGTTCTTTATATGGATCACCTGCATTTTCAATAGGAATATATATTATCTCTCCACGAGGACCAGTAATAGGTGATCCAGTTGTGGGTGACTTAGGTTCATCAGGAAGCAAAGGAGTTGGTGTAGAAGCATCCTCTATAGATGAAATCTCCTCTTCACTTAAAGAAGAAGAATCAGATTCAATTAATACACTAACTCTTGCTCCTGTTCCATCAATAGCAAATATTAAAACTTCAGAAGATTCAAACTCTATATCATCAGCAACACCAACAACTACCTTAGCATTATACGAATCCAAATCCTCTACTACAAAACTACCAACCATAGAACCACTAATAATATCAGTTGGTTTAATTCCTGTACCAAATAAACTATATGATAACACCGTTCCAAATGGAACATTATCTGTTTTAATAGTATATGTGATAAACTCTCCTTCTTTAACAGAAGCTTTATCGGCAATTACCTCATAGTCAGCAACTGGATTAATAACATCAGTTGTTTCGGTAGTTCCACCACTAACAGTGGTAGTTCCATCTTCATTCTCAGTTATTGTAGTACCATTATCAACATCTGTAGGCACAGCAGGATCTGCATATAGAGAATCTATATTTGGATTGATTGATGGGAATGAAGGATTTGAAATATTTGGTTCATAAAGTGAACCAATTCCAGATGGATAATCACTACTCTTACTATACTGCTGTATTATAGTACACCTAGCAACACTTCTAGTAGCAATTGTTCTGATATTTGTTGGATTCTCTCTAAAAATTCTCATAAAGAAATCTTCATAATTATCATCAGTTTGATCCAAAAATGTTCTAACTTCAATTGTTTTCTCTGTTTCTCCAGGAGCAAATCCTAAAAATCCACTTGCCTCTTGGTAATCTAGATCTTTTGTTGCTGCACCATCTCTAGTTGAATATTTTAAGCTTGAAGCAACATCAGTTTTTCCACGTCTCTTAACAACAAACAGAGCCATGTCACCCTCAGATACTGCAATATCTGCTATACTATAACTTATAGTTCTTTGAGTATTCTGAATGCCACCAACAAACACAACTTCAGTTTCATCAAGATTAGTACCACTAAATGCATCATCACATGTATACTGAGCCCAGTCTTGTCCCGAAGCAGGAAACAGATCATCTTCTATATTACCAATTAAATCATCCAAGAAATCATCCTTTCTCTTTTCTACTTCACCATTCAAACAATACCTAGTAGTCTTGCCACATCCTTTTTCAGGTCCACTACATTGAATACCAAGAAGACCTAAAACATGATTTATAGCATCACCAATCATATTCAAAGGTCTTGCAACAGCACCTAGAATAGATTCAAGTGGTCCTAATATCTGCTCAAGGAGTTCTTGCATCATGGAATTAATCTTACTTATCAAACCCTGAACAAACTTATCAACTTGACATGCTGCTGTCTTATAGATGTTAAACAAATATCCAAAAATTAAATCTTCAAGAAACTCAGCAAGACGATCTTCAAGCTCTGCCATTAGACAACCAAGTATACCAATATGATCATTAAAAAATTTAGTTACTAAACCAAGAGAATTACCAAGTTCATCAGGACTTAGAAGTAGATTTGTTAGTTTCTCTACTGCCCATTTAATTTTTTCAACAACAAATCCCTTAGTAGAAGCAATAAAGGTACGTATTACACGTATTGCTTTATTAATATATTTCCTTCCTATCTTCTTAGCATCATAAAGTTTACCAGAAACCTTTCCAACTAAGTAATCACCTAACTTTCCATTATTTCTCTGGGTTTCATATAACATCTCAGTAAAGATCTTTTGCATAGTGGTCTTTAGTTGAGTTTCTTTACCACATTTATCAGCAATGTCTATACAAATATTAGTTCCAGCTGGATTAACCTTAGCTGCTGGTCCGTCCTTTACCTCTTGAAATACTGTCTCTTCTTTGGTTTCATTATGTCCAGCACCTGTACGAGATGGGTATGCCGTTTCATCACCTTTCTCTTCCTCATTCTTTGGTTGTTCAAGCTCTCTGATATTCTCAGGATCTTTATACGTAGTAAATGATAAACACTCTTTATCTGGTTTATCCAGTTCTTCATCTTTTTCCGACTTAGACTCAGGAACCCTACCAATACTACCCATGATAAATGGTTGCTGTTTGTCTCTATCCAAGAAGAAACCAACAACCCAACATCCAGGTGTAAATTGAGTACTAACAGATGTTATTCCACCAACATTATGAGGGTAGTGTGGAGATGCCATGACACCAGCCCACGGTAAATCCTCAGACTTTACACTATCGCAAGTCTGAGGATGTATCCCAATTATTCTTACCTTCCACCTATCACCAAACTTAGGGTCTGAAGACCGAGTAGACTCAATCTGACCGATCCACCATTGGAATCCGTCAGATCCTATCTGGACAGTTGGGTATAGGCTACTTAGGGCAGAATCAGTCATCGTATACTAAACACTCAGGCTCGTCTGGATGTTGGTCACAAAACAATTCAAGTGCATTTGGATCGTGGTGATCACCTGCTACGATCTCGTCATGATGATGCTCTTCATATTCTATGAGGTCATGTAACTCCTCTTTAGCATGTCTGCGAGCAGCAGGGTTTGCTGTTGGATCATCAATGATCTCTTTATCTTTTTTAATATGGTCTTCTATTGATTTCATAGTTTTTCTTTAAATTACGTTACTTTCTCTTTCCTTAATTCCATAAGAATCTCTTATCAAGTCTAGCACAGTATACACAGTTTGGTCTAGTATGTTAAATTGATGATTAAGTTTTTTAATTAAATACGTTCCACTGTGTTCTGGATCATACTTCTCATCATCCCTAGCTTGATCTGTTACTTGATTAGGTATTCTAATTTCAATTAAGTCACCAGCAGATAGATCTAAATGACCAGTAAGAGAAATGGTCAACTGCTGGTTAAACATTATACCAGCTCTCGCAACCGATTGCGATAAGTAATCCATCTGATTGTCAGTATATTCAAACGTAGAGTCACGATTTTCATCAGTAGAGTCGGCAATACCGTCTCCCATATTCCAGTTCTCGTGATTAACTACAGTTGACATCACTCGTGTTGGATACTGAGATAATGTTTTTTGTCCTACTGGTAGGTCTGTTTGACTTCCCAAGTGAACCATTTCTTCCCATGTATCCTCTAAAGAATAGACACGCTCCGTATATTTGCCAGTATTTATGTTGAAAAAGCAGCATATAGAAGAATATGCTCCTTCCCTCAATTTCTGCATCATATTGATTTCTTGACTAAACACGATCTCCTGAATTTTATATATTGACTCATAATCAACTTTACCAGGCAACCATTTAAACTCTTCTTTCTTTGGAATTGCAGAAACTAATCCATCAAAAGATTTAAAAACATATCCATTATAAGTCTCAAAAAACAAAAATCCAGCAGTACCTTTTGCTTTCTCTACTGACTTAACATCAACATCACTCTTATTCTCAGTAGAATCTGCTTCAGAACCACCATAAACATTAGAATTTGATGTGTTGTATGTTTTTGCTGGTACAGCTTTGGTTTGCAATGATCTAATCAAAGAGAACGGACTCTTCTTTGTTGGTATTATCTTAACATGTGTTCTGCTTTCTTCAATAGAATCCTCATCCAATTCAGTATTTAAATAAGTCTTCATTACATTCCTAACTACCTCTGAAATTTCTCCTTTCTGAGTAGCATTTACACGAAGACCTTCATTGAATAATCCCTGTTCTGATATCAACCCCAGAGTATACATCTGCCTTCTATCTTGAGTTGCTCTATTAGTTACTGTCCATACACGAAAATTATACTCATACTCTTCTTCATTAATATCCTCAAGTTTGATAACAACTCTCTCAAATCCCTGTATAGGCATAGATGATATAAAATTCTCTGCGTTATCAAGAACAACCATAGTAGCACCAACTGCTGGCCACATAATATCCTCATGATACTGGAAATGTGTTACCAAAGCCATTATATTGGCAAAAACAGTTTCAGAATCTTTAGCCTTATACAATTGTATAGACTTAATCTTAAAACTTGCTGCGTATGGTTTGTTTGATTTAGGTTTCGCCATACTTAATAAGGACTAGGATAAAAATCATTAAGACCAGGATCACCAACAAGTTGTATATAGCTAGGATCTTCTGAACCTAGATCATCATTGATTTCTTGTTGATTATTTATTACTACAGGTTCCATATCCACTGTTTTGGATTCCATCTTAGTAAAAATATTTTCTTTTGAGGAACTGTCTACTTCCATAGACTTCTGTAAAACAAGATTGTTAGTTTCTATAGTATCTTTTTCAAGATTAGAGAAATCTGTAACCGCATTTTTATTGCCCTCTAATGTACCATCTGCTAATGGTGCTGGATTCATTAACTCATTAAGTATCAATCCTATAAAACCACCTTTCAGTGAACCCAACGATCTAATTGCTCTCAATGGTCTCTCTATTGATTGTCTAATAGCAGGTGTAGGTCCAGACATCATTCCACCTTCACTAGCAGGAACGCCAGGTCTAAATCCACGAGTTATATCCCATCCTCCCATTTTTCCACCCTTACCAAATTTTCCACGTTGTTTCCAATCATCTGCAATTAAACCTTTCTTACCAAACCAACGTGTCATATTCTCATTAGGAACTCTTGCATTCCTTCCTCTATTCCACCAGTTCTTAGCACCTTCAAACCAATTCTTATTAGTTGTAGAATTATTTCTAATAATATCATTCTTAGGAATTACCATACCTGTCTTACTCTCTACTGAAGATTTGATACCACTCTCAGTAGTATCCTTTTTCTCCTCATCTTCTTCTATTACAGGTTCATCTCTTCTAAAGAGATCAGTAATAGATTCCCACCAAGGCTTCTTAGTTTTAGTAGTATAATTCTGAGTTTCTTCTCTTCTCTTGTTCTCATGTTCTTGAGAAGAAGCAGTTTTCATTACATTATTTGTAATTGAATTATTAACACCAAAGGCACTTGCTACTGGTTCAGCAATAGATTTTATACTTGGTGCTTGTTGTCCAAAAATAGGATTGCCAGTTACAGATTTACCAAGCATGTGCATCAAAGCAATACCAGTTGTTTTAAATGGTAATTCCATTGCTTTAAGCATATTCTTAGACCTATCAACCATACTCATAGAAGACTTATTACCTGATGATCTATTAATATTAGTAATCCGTGGACTCATATTATTAGAATTATCTCCTTTAGGGAAATTCATGTTAATGGGTGTTTCTGATGCTAATTGCTCACCTTGTGTAAAGTTATTATCCAATGGAGTAATTAACTCATCACCATGAAGTTTAGCCCAATAACCACTATCAGGACCAGAAGCAATACCACCTCTAGCAAAACCTGATCCATCCTCACCTTCATTTATTGGTAGATCATCTTGTTGAGATTCTACATTCTCTAAAAAATCTTGCAATTCAGATGCTTGCAATCTATCTTGAAACTCTGCCTCATCTTCTCCTACTTTTTGAGCTACCTGTGTACTCCATTGTTCTTGACTTTTTTCTGCTTTTTCTTCTGTCTCTTTTGCTTCTAGTTTATCATCACGAACCTTATCTGAAAACACCTGCTCCCTAAGAGCATCAATAATTTGATCTAACTTATTCTCAAGAACATCATTACTAACTTCCAATTGTTTATGAAGATTCAATACACCATCTCTAACCGTTATTAAACCTTCCTGTGTCTCATTCAACCTCTTCTTAACAGAGTCTAAACTAGCACTCAAAGACAATGCTACTACTGCTAAGAATTGACCAAGTTTTTCATCATGAACTTTTACTCCTTGACCAGATGCTGCTCTGTCTGGTGACATACCAGTAACTCCAGATAACTGTTTTGTTAAAGGAGAGTATGGAGTCCTACCAGTTGCTACTTTAAATCTTTGTTCTAATGGATTAGCACTCTGTTGGTATTCAGGTAAATCTCTAAGATGTGCAGGAACACCCATCAATGGATCACTAGAGCTCTGTCCTCTAGCAATATAAGACTCATTTATTTCTGGAGATCTATATCTCATAAATCCAGGCAATCCAGAAGTAGCACCCTCAGCTAATCCTTGAATAAAGAACTCGCCTTTACTAAGCATTGGATCAACACCATACTGTTCAGCCAACTGCGTAGCTTGTGCAACCTTATTTCCACCAGAAGATGAAGCTGCAAGAACAAGATCTGCTATAGCACTTGTTAAAGAAGTTGAAAGATCTCCAGAAAATGTCTTAGATGCTGCTACCATATTAACTTGCTAATGAGTATAACTTATATTTCCTGACCCAATCATTATCACCTTCAGGAATAGTAGGAAGTGAAGATGAATCATTGCCACTAACATATGTAGTGTTTGCGATGATAATAGTTGGACCAGCACCAAATGAATCTAAACTTTCTTCAACCTCAGAACTGGTAGAATTTATTTGACTAACCTTACGATCTTCAATAGGTGTCATTTCTATTTGCTTTAAAAATTTATTATAAAGTTGCAAAGATTCTTCTACTGTTCTTGTTGTTTGACCATAATGAGGTCCAATACCAGCCCATTCTTTTTCAAGTTCCTCAATTCCTTTAAGAGTTAAAGGTTCAGATACATCTATACCTCTCGTCTTCTTAGCAGAATAAAGCATCATATCAATCTGCAATTCCTTATTAAACAATATATTATCAGGATCCCACTTTTTAGGAACATATTTTGGATCATTTAAATACATATCCGAAGCAACCTGAAAAGGATCCAAAAATTGACCTGCACCTACAGCAGCAGAGATTGTAGGTTCACCATTAATCATCATTGTTGCCTCTCCAGAATTCATTCTTCGTGTCTGTTCATCATATACCTCTGAAAGAGTCATGGAAGTCATATCCATATCAGTTCTTCCACCAGCCCAAGTATTAAAACCATCTGGACCTATTGTACCTTCAACAGTTCTTACCATTTTTAAAAAAGCAAGTTCTTCTGGATCCGTTATTTGACCTGTTATCGTAGTTCTTGGTTCTATATTTTTGTTACCTCTCTTGATTCCCATCCACTTCGGACCCCAATATCCATCATCCTTACGACCCCAAACTATATCTCTAGCAGTACTAATAGCACCACCAAGAAATTCTGTAATACCTAAATCAGGAAGATCCATACCAAATATCTTCCAAGGTTCTTTGACATTATCAGTATCATTACCTCCAAAACCAGATAACGATGGTAATGATGGGATTGCTTCTGCTATTAAATTACTCTTACTTATAGTATTATTAGAGAAAGCTTTAGATATATTACCAATATCAGTTCTAATATTCAAATTCTCTACGGGTATATGACCTAATCCAGAAGATCTTATCTCTGCGTTTACTGCTGGTGCAACACCAGCAGCAGATGCAATAAGTGCAGCAGAAGCAACAACACTTCTTTCAAAGAAATTATTCATAAATGATGGTTGTAATCTAGTACCAGTTTCATACTGATCGGGACTAACTCCCAATGCATTTTGAATAAAATCTGTTATATTTCTATCAGATGGTAATGGAAGATTCGGTTCAATATGCTGATTATAAGCATCTCTATCAATATCACGAAAAATATCAAGAACGGTAAAACCATATCCAGCAGCAGGTATCGCACCACCCATAGACAAAGCAAAACCTTTAGGATCACCCATTAGAAAACGTGCTAATCCTTCAACTATACCATATGCTGTCTGAGCAACTGGAACAGATTTACCTGCAATCTTCGCTGAAATCTTACCCAACCCCCCTTTTCCCAATCTTTTAAGTAATTCGTTTCTAATAACAGGAGAAGCAAAAACTCTTTGAATTAGCTTACCACCTACTTTAGGAGCCATACGTTTTGCTGTTCCTTTTCCTAAAATATTGCCAGCAGCACCTTTAACAAATTGTTTAGAAATTTTCTTTCTTACAACTTCTTTACCAGCAGCAGAAGTCATTCTATCAACAGCAATCTTACTTCCAGTGCCAGAAGCAAATTTCTTACCAACCTCTCTAACTCCTCTTGTCAAACCAGTAACACCAAGTGTACCAGCAAGCTTACCCTTAAAAGGAAGAAATCTCAGGAGACGTGCAAGATTTCTAGCTTTTCTTATCATGTCACCAAGACCACCTCTAGCAGTTCTAGCACTACCAAAAGACTCTTTCCCAATCTGATCAATAATCCCTGATCCAGATTTTGCTATTAAACTTTTTTCTGCTTGTTCAGTACTTAAAGATCTTTGTTGAATTATACCCAACATCTGATCAAATTTATTCTCCATCAACTCATTTTGGTTTATAACCAATTTCTGAGTATTAAGAAGACCTTGATTAATAGATACTACCTGATCTGTTAAAGCTTTAACATTACCTTCTGTCTGTATTATATTAGCATCAAGTTCAGTACCAAAAACCTTAGAAATATATTCTTTTAAATTAGGATCTTTCTGTACTTTATCTTCAGTAGTTCTAGAAGTTACTAATTTTGTTGCAGCTGTCTTAACTTCTGGAGATGCTTTTGTTTTTTCAATCTCGCTCTTTTTTCTCTGATCATCAATGACATCAGAAATTTTACCAACTATTGCAGTTGATAAATCTCCTGAGTATGTCTTAGTTGATGTTGCCACTATTTACGTTTTGCTGCTTCTTGTTTTTGTTTGACTTCTTCAAGGTATTGCATTAAGAAAGTGGTATAAACTTCTCTCTCCCAAGGCATCATATTCTCAATTTCAGTCAAACTATATTTATGGTACTGCATCAAAGCAAAATTGAGTCTAAAGTACCCTTCCAAACTATTTTGAAAGAGGGCTATGCGAAAAAACTCTGTAATCCCTCAATTGTGTACTCAGATTCCTTGCCAGTGTTAGGGTTTGTCACCTTAAAGGTATGACTCAACTTAGGACATGTAGTATAGAACTGCTGTATTGACTCAAACTGCTTAGTAGTCAAACCATCAACAAATGTGCGGAATTCTTTCTTAGAAGTCGTTGTTTTATCAAAAACCTCATCATCAGTAAATATCTGTTCTATTGAATCGGAGATAAAATCATATACCTCCTCAGTTTTCATCTCTTTCTGCAAAAACTCCCTATCTACAAATTGTTGCATACTTGGATATCTCATGATAATACCCATATTATCACTAAGTTTAACCTTAGTATCATGCCCTTCTGGTTTAAAAACCTCAACATCGTCAATATTAATAAATGCCTCAACTTTTGTTTCATTGTCATCTTGACATGTTACAGTCAAAGTGATCAATTCACCAATAGATGCTGCTCTAATCTTCAAAAACAAATATTCCAAATCAAAACTAGGTAGTGTATCTACCTTAATTCGTGAAATAACACAATTTTTGATTAAATCCTTAACTGCGTTAAGAACTTCTTTTTCATCCTGTGTCTCAAGTGCCAATAATAGCACCTTTTCCTCTTTTACAAGAAATGGACGATATTTGACAGTTTTCCCTGTAGAAGGTAATTCAAGCTCAAATGTGGGATAACCTACCTTTGGTAATGCCATTAAAAAAATTTCAAGTCGTATATTTATATATAGCGACTTTTTAAGGCAAAAATATGCAGAATAAATTTTTGCGGATTTATGGAATCAAAAATTCAATTTTGACACACTATATGGTACTAATTCCTTCAAATTCATCTGTTCTATCTCTATGACCACCTTCATCTAAGAACTTCTCCTGAGCTCTGTCTTCCATCTGTTGTTTTATTACTGCTGGTGGAGTCCATCTTTCTCTATTAATACCTGCCTCTGGATCCCATCCTTGACCTGGAGTATCCTTCATTGGATCATATCCACCTTCAACATTACCATATCTAACAGTATGCCTTGAATAATAAAAACTAACATTAACCCTTGCTATCTGAGACGTTCCATACGATAAAGGAACAGCGTCAATAGAATATGGATAAAAATTCTCTAGCAAATAAGTTATAGGTGCTCTTTCATTAGATCTATTACGTCCAGTCTCTGATTTTATAATTCTGCATGTACAAGTATAATCATCCATAAACTGCATTCTATTAGAACGAGTCTCAGGTTCTGGTCTTAATGCTCCTCTAGCTGCCTCAATTCCTCCATTATATCCTTCCATCTTTTCACTATAAATGAAATCATACCAAGCAGTGAAAAATTTTAAGGCTGTTACATTAGCATCAAGTAAGAATCCTAGTCCAACATCAGTAAATATCCTAGTGTGCGGATAAGATACACTACCCTCACCTAAATATCTACCATTTATTTGCCCTACAGCAGATTGAACATTAGGTAGTTGTGCCTCATCACAAAACATTTCAACAACATTTTTATTGTATGATGAATAAAAAGTTTCAGCAAACGGTCTATTTGCTTTTTTAAAATCAAATTGAACATCAAAACCAGTAGTAAGGGACATTCCTCCCCTACTACTAATCTTTTCCATAAAATCATTAATCTTAGTAACTGTTGCCACTCTAAATATAAATGTTGGATTATATATTATATATGGCATACAAAGGAATTTATAAACCAGTAAACATAAAAAAATATCGTGGAAATCCAACAAAGATCGTGTACAGATCACTTTGGGAACGTAAATTTATGGTATATTGCGATACTACTCCCTCAATAATTGAGTGGGGAAGTGAAACAGTAATCATACCATACCGTTCACCGCTTGATAGGCGTTTCCATAGATATTATCCTGATTTTTATATAAAGGTTCGTAACACAAAAGGAAAATATGATAAGTACATCGTAGAGGTAAAACCTAAAAAACAAACCAAACCTCCAGATAATCATGATAAAAGAACCAAAGCCTACAAGAAAGCTGCTCTAACCTTTGCAGTAAATCGTTCCAAGTGGAATGCTGCGGAAAATTACTGCGGTGATAGGCAAATGCAATTTTTAATACTAACAGAGGATCACTTAGCGGTATGAAGCAATGGCAGCAGGATTTAAAGACATACAAGTACCTGAAGTTAAAGAAGACTCAGGATACGAAACTATATTTGAAAAAATAAAAGCAGAAGCAGGTGGGGAAGTAAAAAACTACCTATGGTATAGGAATGCAGTTAGAAAATATGCATTAAGAATTAATGATAACCCAGAAAGATTAATAAGAGATGAAATACAAGATCGGATGGGTCCAGAAGATCAAGAGGATGAGAATCAAATAAGAAGATGGGCTGTCTCAGGTCACATGTATCTCTTTGAATACAAAGCAAAAACTGCTGCACGACTACCATATTATGATGAATTTCCGCTTGTTTATGTAATTAAAGCAACTAGAAATGAGTTCTGGGGATTAAACCTACATTACTTGACACCAAAGAGAAGAGCATGGGTTGTAAAGAGGTTATTTGAAGGAAGAATTGATGCTCCACGAAAATGCTTCCATAAATACTTAACTAGTTATGTTGACGGTTACTTTCTTGATCTAGCTGCTGTTGAATGGGCTACTGCTATTCTATTACCAGTAGAAAACTTTGTCCATACAACCAAGTCAAATCGTGGACTAACTTCATATCCAAAAGAAGTTGTCTGGGATGAAATCAATGAAGATTTCTATGATAAGATCAAACAAAAAAGAATTATCCGTGGCTATGGAATTACTCAAGATAAAACTATGGTAGAAAAATAATGGCAAATAATATTCTTGGTAGCAATGTCACTGATCAATTTGGACAGGAAAAAGAAGTCAAAGCTGCTTATATTGATGACCCAAACACTCTTGATGGTGCAAGACCTGATAGTAATACACTAAGGTATCCTAACGACACATACCTTGGTGCTGATACCGATTATGTTTTCTTTCAATTTGGTAAATACAACCCACCATTCGGTAAACAATACCAAAAAAATGTTATGGGTGGAGAAAGCAAATTCCAAGATGGTACAGGTGGTACAAAGAAGAAGATGAAGTATACTCCTGAACAACAGTATGCTCCTAGTACATATGACCTGTACATGAACTCAACCGACTTAGAAATTAAAGGACCATCAATTATATTACCTATGCCACAAGACTTAGGTAATGAACTAGCACAAACATGGCAGGGTAAACAGTTCAGTGGAGTAGGAAGAGCAGCAATAGCATCTTTGGCTGGAGCAAACATGAGCTTCACAAATAAAACACTGAAGAATGCTAGTGGTAACTGGAAATCTTTCCAAACTGCACTAAACAAAAGCATGTTAAACAATATGCCTGGTATTGGTGGAGCTTTAACAATGAATGATATATCTGGTTCTACAAGAGGAATCGTTATGAATCCTAACACAGAACTCTTATATGACTCACCAGAATTAAGAGAAATTGGAATGACATGGAAACTAATTCCAAAAAATATAAAGGAAGCAAGAGTAATCAAATCAATAGTTAATGCATTTAGAGATGCATCACTACCATCATACGGATCACAGGATGATCCAATTCCAGAATGGGGTGATAAAATTTCAGGTGCAGGAGGTATTCGTCAAAAGAAAAATCAATCTGATGAATCCTTCGTATTTAATGAAGAAAACTTTATCCATGTTCCTTGGATGTGTAAGTTCACATTTATGAATGGAAACGAAACACACTATCATGTTGCTCAGTTTAAACCATGTGCAATAAGTAAAGTACGTGTAAGTTATACTCCAGACGGAATGTATTCTACATACACTGATGGATCTCCTGTTGCAACAGAATTATCAATAAACTTTATAGAAAGCAAACTTATATTCAAAGGAGAGGTTAACAAAGGATACTAATGTACTTCACCATACTACCAGACATACAATACGATACTAAACCTATCAGTTATCCATTCTCTAAATCTGATTATACTATTGCAAAGAATTTCTTTCGTAGGTATCAGATAAACAAAGATGTGTTTGGATATGCTACCTACTATAAAAAATATGCTGTCAATGAGGGTGTTAAAATTGAAACCGTTGCAGCAGATTACTATGGAGATCCATCCTACGATTGGATTATTATCCTAACCAATAACTATATCAATCCACAGTTCTCATTCCCATTAGATAACTGGACTCTAAGAAAGGTAATAGAAGATAAGTATGGCGTAGATGAAGCTTATGGTATACACCACTACGAAACAAAAGAAACTAAATCAGGTGAAACTGTTGATGGTCTTGATGTAATAGCATTAGAAGGTGGACTAACAGTAGACAAAAACTTCTACGATTCTACATTTACATACTGGAATGGTACTGAATCAATAACTGTTGCTGGCAACACAGTATCAGAAGCAATTAGTAATTGGGATCATGAAGTAGGAGAGAACGAAAAGAAGAGAGAAATATATCTATTAAAAAGACCACTACTAGAAAGATTTGTCAATGAATTTAAAACAAATACATTATATGAAAGGTCATCAGATTTTATCAATAAGAGACTAAAATCTACTGGATCTTAGTGCGACTTTTTGACACAAAAAAACCCCCGAAAAATTTTCGGGAGTTCATGGAATTGAAGCTTCAATTTTGCTGTACTATGCAGTAGGTTCATTAGCATGTAGTACCACATGTCCTTGATAAACAGGAGGTTCTTTGTGGTGATTACAATCACAAATGATCTGATCAATCTTAGCTTCAAGATTGTGTAGATGTTCTAGTATATGATCTATTCTAGGATCAGGTGTAGAAGTTACCATATTATCTACCTGAAAATCAACTGCTCCTGCATAAGGATCAACAGTGTATGTGTCTGCTGCTGTTCCAGTTGTAACAACTACATCCTGATTTGGATCAGTAGTCTCTGGATATAAACCAGCAGGTGTAGTAAAAGTTACATCTGTTCCTGGAATCTCATTAAGAGTAGAAGGATCAGGTGGTTGAATGTTTGAGTCTGTCATTTTTATACAATTTGTTGTAATATTTAGTAGTCGTTTTCTTTACTCTCAATGTACTCTTTGTTCTGCCTACAGATACCATGTACATCTATCTCTTGATGTAAGTGAGCAGATGTGTGAAGACCTTCTATCAGTAATAGTACTGCTAACATCATGACTGGAGTAAACCAGAGTGGATTACCCACAACTTCACCTGCTGTTTTCATTGTGCATAAGAAAAAAA